CCGGGACATCAAGGACATCCTGGGCAACAAGACCCTGTACGACGTCATGCTCGGCGACGCGCTCGCCGAGCTGGGCAGGCTCAAGGAGAAGTACGAGAGCCTGCGGGAGCTGCGCAAGGTGTGGAGGGAGCTCGAGGCGGTCAGGAGGCGAAAGGAGGACGCATGAGAGAGACCGCATGTCCCCACTGCAACGTGAGGCACAGGCGACACCTGGACCTCGTGACCAAGGCCAAGCACTCGAACGGGGACTACTCCCTGTGCACCAACTGCGGCCACTGGTGCGTGTTCGATGACACCTCATACGGAGGGATGAGGAAGCCGCTTATAAGGGAGCAGCGGTGGCTGGAGGCCAACCCGAGGGTCGCTGCAATCACCAACGGATGGAGGATGTGGAAGATGCACAAGACGAAGACGTAGCAGGCATGGCTCAGCTTGGCGTATCCGTGCGCAACTATGCTCGACTTAGCTCAGCAGGCCAAGCGAACCACTGCTCCTCGTAGCACTACGACGCATGGCGAGGTCGAGCACTGCTAGGCTCGCCGAGCAGGCAACGCCTGGCCCAGCAATCCTTGCCCAGCAGATCGATGCCAATCCCAGACGGGCGAGGCCGAGCGTAGCAGGCGAGGCGATGCGCCACTTTGCGGAGCGTTGTGCTGCACTGGGATCAATGCCATGCAGGGCGGGCACAGCGCAGCCAAGCGCAGGCACTCAAGCGTAGTCGTTCACGACCGATCATAGCGCAGCATAGCGGGCGTGGCATGGCGAGGCGAGAGCGGCAAGCACCTAGCTCGGCACGGCGGGCCGAGCATTGCACTGCCGATCTGGACCGACCATAGCGATCCAAAGCGAGGTCCAGTGGAGCTTGACCCAGCTGGCCATCCCAAGCAGGGCTCGGCAGCACTATGCGTGGCGAGGCGAGCAGGCGAACCACCTCACGGCTTGGCGTGGCTTTGGTGGCACAGCCCAGCGGGCAAGGCGGCGCTTGGAGGAGCGCGGCAACTCCCGGCAAGTCTCGGCTGAGCGGACATTGCACGGCACTCCAGGCGGGCCAGAGCAATGCGGGGTCTGGAGAGGCTTGGCTGGGCGGGCGAAGCCCTGCGTACCAAAGCGCACGCAATCAATGCAAGGCGTGGCGGGCGCAGCTAAGAGGAGCGTGACACGTCGTAGCGAAGCGAGGTCTGGCATAGCGGCCACGGCATGGCGCAGCCGCAACCGCGCATTGCGGAGCGTGCCAGGTCCCGACCGAGCACGGAGTAGCCAAACCGAGCAGGCTGAGCGAAGTGTGGCGTGGCTTAGCGGAGTTGCAACAGCGAGGCGAGGCAGGCTATGCGAGGCCACGCTGTGCTGTGTGGGGAGGAGCATGTCAAGGCACCTCTCAGCCATGCAGGCGATCCGTTGCTATGCTAGGCCTGGGCACCAAGGCACGGCAACGCAATGCCTGGCGGGCGTAGCCCAGCTAGGTCGAGCGGAGCACGGCTTGGCGCATCCTGGTTGAGCAAGGCTGAGCAGAGCGGGCCGAGCTTGGCTTAGTCGTGCGGTGCGGTGCGCGGCATAGCAGACTAGGCTTGGCAACTCCTAGCAAGACCGAGCCAAGCGGTGTCTGGCGGAGCCCAGCAGGCGTAGCCCAGCATAGTACAGTGCAACGCAGCCTAGCGCTGGGCAGCAATCCTTGCCAAACCGAACGCAGCGCGGCGCAGCGGGCTTGGCATGGCGGAGCGATGCTGGGCATGGCCAAGCTGGCGAGGTGCGGCCCAACCCTGCGGTGCTGTGCGTCACTGTGCACACCTGAGCGCAGCACACACAGCGGGCCAAGCTGTCCCTGGCAGTGCTCACCTAGCAGGGCTTGGCAAGGCGGGCGGCGCCTGGCACGGCTCTGCATCTCAGCGCAATGCGAGGCGGAGCTTGGCAGGCATGGCCCAGCCCAGCGTGGCGACTCGTAGCCCTGCGCACCATGGAGAGCTCAGCAATACAGAGCAGGCAATCCAGTGCTAGTCTACGCAGGGCTTGGCAGAGCGAGCAGGCGTGGCACCGCTCCCATGGCTGGGCAAGACTGAGCGCAGCCCGGCGGGCAAAAAGAAGGGCGCAGGGCCAAGGCCCTGCGCCCAAGTTAACCAAGGAGACTAGTGCTTATACCTAGTAGGGGACGAAGATGGTTGCCAGCAAGAGCACCACGGAGCAGATCGTCAAGATACTGCTCAAGTACGTAGACCGCAAGACCGCGATCAAGTTGGCGCGGGACCTCCACAACCACGTAAAGGGCAACCAGAGCGTAGTGGATACATTCGGCCGCATCGTGGAATACCTCCACGGTGAGGAGCAATAAACCCAAAGGAGACCAACATGATATTCAAGCGAACCGAACCAGACCTCCACGTGGTGTCCGACGAGGACATCGACCACCTGGCCAAGGGCATGGAGGACGAGGTCAGGGACCTGATCAAGCAGCAACCCCCGGAGCGGACGATGCCAGACTACGTGACCCACGACCCCGACGTGGACTACGTCGGCAAGCTGACCTCCGAGGCCCTGGTCATGACCTACGAGGCCAGCGCCAAGCAGATCGAGGCCATGGGCACCGGACTGCTCGAGGCCATGAGGGAGTGCAGGAGCTCGGCCGCTGGCATGGTCAAGGAGCTTGAGCGAGTAGAGCAGGAGACCGAAGAGGCCGTGAAGCAATGCCTGGCTGCGGCGGAGGTCTACCGAGGCCAGGCGAAGGAGCTGTTCGAGCAAATCCAGAACCGAGCCATCCTCGCGGCCAAGGTCAGAGAGACCGCGGCCGCGATGGTCGAAGACCTCAAGAAGTAAACCCCCCACACAAGCAAGGAAGGACTACGAATGTTCAGGATTGAGATGTTTTGCGACGATAAGAATTTACCCAAGGTGCTCCACGCCATCACCGGCATCGCGTTGGGCACTCCCAAGATCACTCCGGTGGCCAATGCCCAGCACAAGAATGGAGAGCTGAAGGCCAAGACCTCCGGGGAGGTCCCCGCCATGTTCTCCGCGTGGGTGAAGAAGCACCACCTCAAGGAAGTGAACGCCAGCAACATGCGGGAGTTCGCCTCGGAGCATGGCTTCTCGCCCACCTCTTACTCCCACATCCTATCCAAGGTGGTCAAGGCCAAGGTCGTTCGCAAGATCGGCAAGGGCAGTGCCTCCAAGTACAAGATCGTGGAGGCCTGAGCGCATGGCCAAGAAAGCGAAGGGCAATTATTCGCCGCCGACCTACAAGGCGTACCTGTTCAAGGAGAAGGACCCGGTGATCGACCAGATCAGGACGATGGCCCAGGACCACTACGGAGACCTCTCCGCCAAGCACCTGATGGAGATCGAGAGCGGAGGAGGTCCGAAGGTCGGGACCATGCGCTCGTGGTTCTTCGGCAAGACCAAGCGGCCAACCAATGCGACCATAGAGGCGGCTGGGCGGAGCATCGGTTGGGAGCGGACGTGGAGGAAGCGTAAGTGATGCCGAAGTACACCTACGAGGTCCAGGGGACCGCCGCGGACGGCCAGACGTGGACCACCTCCGGCACGGTAGAGATGAGGAGGGAGGGCGACTTCGCGCTGGTGCCGGACATAGCCATGCGGCTCTCCTTCGCCCAGCTGACCAAGGGGCAGGCCGTCTATGGCCTGCCCGGCGTAGGGTGCAAGGGACCTTATGTCCTCCTCCGCCTGCTTGTAGAGAGGGCAGGAGAGGGGTTAGCAGGGAGGGAGGGTTAGGAGGCCCTGGCCTGCTAGGACCTCCCAGCGGCCCTCCCATGGAGCCTGGGAGGGCCTGTGTGGTAGGTGTTTATTCCTGGGGTACTACCCTAGCCCTCCCCAAGAAAACACCTACCAGCCGCGCCCTGCCAGCCCCCACAAACGGGGAACCCTAGCCTGCGGGCCAGGGTTCCCCCCTTTTTTGCGTTCCATTCCCTACAATGGTACCTCTAGCAACCCTTGCAGATAGAGGGGGGTGGAGGAGGGATGGGCGGCGCGGGCTCTATCCTGCTCGGATTGTCCGGAGTGCTGGGGTGCGGCGCCGTCTCGCTATGGTCTGATGGCGTGAAAGGGAGGGCCGGCCCCGACGAGGCAGCCTAGCAAACCGAAGATGAGATAGACCACCATGATCGCGACGATCGCCCACAGGATGATCATGATGATCTGGCCCACGATCGGGCTCACGAGGCCGCTGACGTACGGCACCAGAAGTTTTATGCACGCGACGATCGCGCCAACGATGATGATCCAGACGATCAGCTGCTCCAAAAATCCAAGGGTAAAGCACGGCATGTCTAATCCTCCTCTTCAAACTCCCAGTCCACCTTGCCCATGCCATCGATGTTCAATGTCCCAGCCAGGGCCGGCGAGAGGTCTATGCCCGCGTTGTTGGTGGACCGCCCGGTCATGTCCGTCCCGGTCTCCGCCTGCGGGCGCGTGCCCTTGTCCCAGTAGGGATCGTCGATGTTCCACGGGCCGACGTCCCATATCTCGGCGGTGGCGAACGCGCCGGTCTCCCGGTTGTAGACCTTCACCCTGGGCCGCTCACCCTCGAACCTGTCCGGCAGGGCCACGTAGAGGTCCTCGTCGTTCAGGACCTTGTCCTCGTCGTAGGCACTTACGTTGTAGTCGCTCTCGCCCCCGAACACGCTGGCCGTGATCTCCGTCTGGTTCTTCGGGATGTCCCCCGGAGGCTGGATGAAGTGGCGGCCGCCGGACGCGACCACGGCGATCGCCCGGCAGAGCACATCAAAGTTCTGCTTGTACAGCTCCACGTCGGCGGAGCTGTCCACGAAGCAGACCTCGACCAGGACGGCCGGCTCCTCCGTGTTGTTCAGGAAGTACAGGTCGGTCCGCTTCTTCGCGCCCCGGTTGAGGAACCCAGCGTACTTGGCCATCGCGTTCGCCAGGTCAGACGCGAGCTCCGCCTGGGTCACGTACAGGACCTCGCAGCCCATCGGCTTGGTGGTCTCCGTGTAGGCGTTGAAGTGGATGGATACGTCGAGGTCCCTGACGTGGCTGTTGTGGAAGGCCACGATCGCCTCGAGGTTCTCGCTCTGGGTGGAGCTGGTGTCGTCGTGGAACGGCCTCGCGTCCACGCCGAGCTTGGCCAGGTAGCGAACCACCTGGTCAACGACCCTCCTGGCCTCGTCCACCTCGTCGATGTAGCAGGAGGCCCCGCGGACCTCCTTGCTGTGGCCGGAGGAGATGACGATGTTCATGGCGCATCCTTTCTATGCAACACGACCAGGGCCGCGTGGGGCCACTGGTCCAGGCTAGTTCTGTCGTCCCACTTCACGTTGACCGACGTCCTACTGATCGAGATGATCGCGCCCGTCCGCTTGGTCCAGTCCAGGCGGAGACCGCGCCGCCTCATGAACACCCGCGCGACGCGCTCGCTCAGTCTCACCCTGTCTCCTTCCACCATGGCGTGCACCCCATCTTCGAAGAGACGCAGCGACCCTGGCACCGGCGGCCGCCATGGCCGCCCGCATCTGGTCGCACGCCTCGCACGCCCCCACCCCCTAGTCCCTGCGTAACCAATGCTCAAGGCTCGCCGCAGCCACGTAGAGCCAGACGATCTGCCACTGGACTGCCGCCCTGACCCAGGCCTCGCCCAGGGTCGGGTAGTGCTCTGCGAGCTCGTTGCTCGCAACTAATCTTAGTTTGTGGACCATGCTCACCTCGCCCTCTCCAGCGCCTCGATCTTCTGGCGGACCTCTTCGCAGGTCTCCGTTACGGCCACGAACTTCCCGTCGGACAGGCTGATCGCGCACTCAGCCCCGGCGGCCAGGTGCTGGCCCTGCTTCTTCTCCTGCATGACCGTGATCTCTCGCGGGTTGATGTCGACCTCGTGCCCGTCCAGGGCGTGCAGCCGGATCAGGTACAGCGTGGCCAGGATCACCGGGTCCATCTCACTGCTGCCTTCCTCGATAGTCGAACCACGCCATCGCGGACACGCGGAAGAGCACGTTGACATCACTGAACACGTGCACGCTCATGATCTGGGCGTTGACGTCCGACTTTACAGTGACCTGTTGGTAGACGGCCATCACGCCTGCGGCCCCAAAGTATTCGCCAACTCCCTGGTTGGGACCCGCAGCGCCATCGGTCGGGTATATGCTGCACTGGCCCTGGACGGAAGTTGGGTTTGAGATTTGAGTCATGACGTCGAGCACGGCCATGGTCACGACGCCAGTCGGTATATTGACCAACTGCCTGACCGTTGGCGCCGTGCCTGGTCCAGCCAGCGCGAAGTCTTGCAACGGAGCTGTCCAGAGGAAGTGATCACCGAACTGGGTGTATTGCCTGAAGTTGTTCGATGCGTCAGTCTTCATAGAGGCCAGGCGACGCGAGACGGTATAGATGGATGGGATGTTGGTCCCGACCGAGGGCGCGGTGGGGTTCAGCGAGATGGCGAAATCCACAGCACCGGTGTCCATCCGCTTGATCTGGTGGGCGTGGTACCACGTGCTGGCCGCGATCGCGCCGGTATCCAAGGCACCAGCGGCGCTGCCCGCCGCCCACGCCCCGTTCGTCTTGGTCACCGCCGCCGGGTTGCTCATGACTGTGGAGAACGCCCGGTCCGAGGCCTCACCCGCGTTCACGCCGAAGGTGTTGGTCCCATTGGGCGACAGCGTCAGCCCGTGGAGATAGCCCCGAGGGATGATCAGCTCGGCGTGGTCTAGTGCCCGTCCCATCTATCCCTCCAGGCCCAACAGCTGGCGCAGATCGGAGACGCTCAGGCCCAGGGCCTCCAGCTTCTCCTCGGCGGAAAGCGTGGCCCACGCGGGCGGCGCAGGGGGTGGAGGTGGAGGCTCACTACTCCAGTCCTCTGGGGGCTCTCCTAGCTCTTCCACGAACACCTGCATGCCATCTTTGTCCCACCGCTTCTCGCCCCTGTGGTCGGGGACCTGGACCCACACCCCGTCCCTGAGCACCCGCGCATGGCCCTCTTTCTTTTCTGGAGGTTCAACGACCGTCGCGTCCGCAGGGATGGCAAACACGCCCGGTTCGAGCGGGCTCTCGTTGGCCACGCCGATGGAGGTGAACTCTCTGGTGTCCGGGTGGGTCCAATAGATCAGCATGTCACTGGTACCTGATGCATGGGAGCTTGGTGTTGTTTCTCGGACGGGTCTCTATTGCGGTGCGAGGAGTGCCGTTGGTGCCATCACCGATCGGACCACTGGCCGTCAAGTTGACCAGTCCCCAGTTGCTCGTGTTCGCGCCATAGGTGCCGAGGCCATTGCCTGCCAAGAGAGAGTTACCATTGTTGATCAAGGTGTAGTGGCCCTGCATCGCGTCGAGCTCCTCAGTGCCGAACGACCTGCCGCCTCCGCCGTCTATCCCGCGCTGGCCGTCCCACATCCTCAGGAAGTCGCCCAGGGAGTTTGGCACGTTGAAGGTGGACAGGTTGGCCGCCACCCCGAACGGGGCGTTGACCCCGTTGTGGGTCCCGGACTGTGTCCCGGTGGTAGCGATCGCTGCGCCCAGTGGCGTCGCCGCGAGCTGGAACGACGTGCCTGCGATGATGCTGGCAGGCACCACGTAGTAGACCGTACCCGCGGTGAAGCCGGTGGGCAGCGTGTCCCCGAGCCCGGTCTGGAAGAAGAACGGGTCGTACGGCTTGAGTGTGTGGCCAGGCCACGAGACGACCGCCGGGCTGGCGATGGAGATGGTCACGTTGGAGGTCTTGACCAGCGCGGCATACAGCTTGGCATAAGTGGCGGAGTTGTAGGCGGCGCCATCCTCAGTCAAGAAGTTGACCGGAGGAGATGTGGAGTTGTACAGGATCGTCTCACCCACGATCCCGACGCCCAGGTTCTGGCGAGCCACCGACGCGTTGGCCAGATCGGACAGGTTGTTAGATTGCATCAACGCGTTGATGATCGAAACTGGATTATAGGCGAGCAGCTTGATCTGGTCACCCGCGTTGGCCGCGCGGGCGAGCACGACGGAGGTCCCATTGGTGGCCGTATAGTCGGCCGTGTTCAGCAAGTTGCCGTTGATGTGCGGCAGCACAAAGCCCACAGTGTAGATCAGCGTATTGGTGTTAAGGTCCGGGCCGGTGAACGTGGTCTGCCCGGCGGCCGCTGCATACTCATACTGGTTGAAGACCGCTGCGCCGCCGCTGCCGGACCCGGTGATCGCCCTCCACCTGGAGGCGGTCGAGTCGTAGAGCAGGGTGATGCCCTGACCGGCGCCCAGGGCCACGTTGCCACCGAACGAGAACCTGTTGGCGGCCACAGAGGCCGCGTCCTCATTGGTCAGCAGGATCGTGTTCGTTCCGTAGTTGTAGATCGCCTTGACCAGCCCGTCGCTGCCACCTGCCAAACCAGTGACGTTGTACGTTCCACCTGAGGTCAGGCGCAGCACGCTGGCGGTCGAGAACCCGGCAGGAGCGTAGTCGTTGACGCTGGCAGCGAGCGATGGAGGCGAGATGTCCCCAGAGAGCTTCATAGCTTGCTGGACGTCCATCGTGCCAGTGAACACCGGGTTGTTCGATGGTTCGCCCTGCGGTCCCTGCGGACCAACTGGACCCTGGATGCCCTGGGGGCCCTGCGGGCCCTGCGGTCCAGTGAGCCCAGTGTCGCCCTTGACGCCCTGCGGACCTTGCGGACCCTGTGGCCCAGTGAGCCCTATCGGTCCCTGCGGTCCAGTGAGACCCTGGTTGCCCGTGTCACCCTTGTCTCCCTGGCGACCCTCCGGTCCCTGCTCCGAGACCTCAATGACCTCGAGCTCACTGTCGGCCGTCACGATGACGGCGTCGGCTGGCTCCGCCGTGACGATGATGCCTCCGCCGCCGCCGTTGGTCATGTGTTCGTCCCTCGGCTCGGGCCGGCGTTGTTGGTCAGAGTACCCGACCAGATGCGCAGGTGCTGGTCCTCATAGATGCGGATCAGAGAGTGCACGTAGTCCCCGAGAGGGATTTGCTGGAGTTGCTCATAGGTGATCAGCAGTGTAAACTCTCCGCTGGGAGGACTGGTGATCGTCAGTCCGCCGTTCTCTGTGGTGAGCAGCAGCGTCTCGGTGGCATCGGTCGCATTGACGCGCAACCCCATCCGCATGGTGTTCCCGCCCAGATCAATGGGCAAGCCATTCACGTCTCGATAGATGAAGGCGCGGACGAAGTCCGCGTCGTTCTCACATGTGATGTCGACGATCGCCATTCTCGGAGCTCACTATGGTAGGTATTGACCGCCGGTCGAGGTCGTACCAGCGGTTGTGCCTGGAAGATTGGTGCCTCCAGCCCCGACCACGCCATTGGCGTCGGCCTCATACTTCTTTCCTGTCACGTAGCTGGCGTTGACCCAGTTGCACGGAGCTTGGGCCGCAATGGCTATTGAACCACCATAGGCGTCGAGCGAGGCTCCAACCGTTATCGGATTGTTGAAGGTCTGGTTTCCATTGATCGTCAGGTTTCCATTGATCGACAGGAAGAACGCACCGCCGACAGTCGCACCGTGGTAGGTGTGACCGTTGCTGTTGAGATATGCTCCGTTCGCATAGAACACATTCATTATCACGTCACTGCCGGTGTTGATGCACTGGAGATTGGCACCACCACCGGCGACGAACCCTGCCCAATTCTGCGAAGGAGAGGTGCACGTGGCCGAGATGTTCTGGATCGTCATCGTGTTCGGACCATTCACACCGATGACGTGGTAGCCACTGCCGCCGTTGACGCTGGTGCTGTTCACCATGGTGGTCGCGGCGTTGCCGCCGTCGATGACCAGCGCAGGTCCGGCGTAGACTGGAGTTTTAACGCTCTCCGGGTACGTCCCTGCGGCCACGTGGATCGTGATTACGTACTGGCTCGGCGCGTAGTTCCACGCCACGTTGACACCATGCTGGATCGTCTTGAATGGACCAGCTGTCCCACTTACGGTGGCCGCCGTGCCATCGTACAGCGTGTCACTGCCAGTCGATACGTTGATGTAGATGTCAATGTTGGCCGTTGGTCTCGTGACGAGGTTGGGCGGGATGACGGCGCCAGCGCCGGCGATCGTGCCCGTCTGGAAGTGGGTCCCATCGCACCTGAGCTGGATGACGTCTCCGACCGCCCACTCGCCTCCGACCAGCGGAACACCACCGCTCTTGACGATCGGCGCAAAGCCTATCCCGTTGAAGTTGACCGTTGAAGGTCCGGTCGGCGCGTTCTTCATCTTGACGAAGTAGACGTTCCCAGCCTTGTACGAACCAGGGTTGGGGTTGAGCGTAGCCACCACCGTGTTGGCCACGCCTGAGGTGTCCACGCCGTAGCAGATCGCCCCGCTCTGGATCGCCTTGGCCAGCTGGACCAGGTCCGCGTTATCCGGCACCAAATTACCGGCGTTGATTAGCGCGACGATCTCGCGCTGCGGAAACTCTATGCTGGCCGCAGGGGGGATCGAGCCGGCTCTGCCGACGGAAGGATCGCCGTTGATGTAGCCAGCGTTCGTGTCAGTGACACCATAGGGTTGGTTGTATTGCATGGCTTGGTCCTGTCTTTACGGCGTGCCTGCCATAGGGTCATCTGGCGCGAGGCCAGAGTAGTCATATACGATCTCTGTGTGGGCCGGCTTCCACCTGGCCAGGATGCACTCGAGGTCCTGGGCGTGGACGATGGTCAAGTGGGGGTTGACCCCGGTCTGGCCGCCGCCCGATCCACATCTGAACCAGATCAGCGGGGCCTCGTGGACGTGGACGGTCCAATAGTAGCGGTTCTCCGGAGGTCCCAGCCCATAGTTGGGGTACTCCGAGAGCTCGCCCGAGGCCACCCTGTCTCCGTTCGGATTGCAGATGGGCAGATAGCCGCACACGAACGTGTTGCTGAACATCGGGTTGGTGCCGTCGCCGTGGACCCTGTTGTCGCCGCAGCGATCCAACCCGACCATGAACGGACGGTACTCAGTGATCGATATGTTGTAGCCGAGCGTTGCTGAGAAGTCGATGTAGAACTGCCTCGACTGCGAACCCAGCATGGTCATGCGCTGGACCAGTGCCTGCTGGCGCGCTCCGATGGTCTGCGGGGCAGAGTAGCAAGGGTCGGGCAGTCCCCAGTTGCGCTCCCAGTCCGGGAGTAGTTCCAGGGCGATCCTTGGGTCGCTCTCCTGCTCCAGGAGGTCAGCGGCCCTGCTGTCTACAAAACCCCAATATTGAGCGAGACCGTCGCACGTCTGCCACAGCACGGCGTCCATGGACCGCTTCGGCCAAGCCTGCCCGTTGGGCAGCAGCGAGAGGAAGGCCTCTCGATAGTCACTGCCCGATCTGCGAACGTGACGGTCACTCATAGTTGATCGTCCCCAGCACGGCCATGCTGCCTGGGTTGGCCATCACGAAGTCAGTGTTGGATACTAGATCGAACGAAATCACCGATGGCGCGTTCATGATCGCGTAGTTGATCCACGAGGCAAAGATGGTCTGGCCAGGCGCGGCCCTGACCAAGAGCATGTTGTGCAGCGAGAGCTCAATCTCCGCCTGGGTCTCCGTCGCGTTCGGCACCAGGTTGGCGATCGTCACATCCATGAACTGCTTGATCGGAGCGACCACGTAGCAGTCCTTGACGGTCACAGGTCTCATCTTGTCGATGTAGTCGGCCACGGTGGCGATGTCTGGCCCGGTCGGCCACCCATCATCATCGACCCTCAGGTCATCCATCAAGAACCGTATGGTCATGGTCCCGATGCCCATCTCGTTTGGACTGGACCAGGCCCTGGTCACTCCCGGCACGGCCAGCGCCCACTGCTCGTAGTCGGTCGCGTCGCCGCCCATCGGTGGCTGCTGGATGCGTCTCAGGATGCGAGTGCGCAGCTCGTCATCGGTCTCTGTGTCCGCGCCTCCATCCATCGTGATCACAGTCAGGGTCCCATCTACTCCTGGAGGAGGAGAGAGAAACGCAAGCGTGTCCTCGGACTGCAAGTTGCCCACGATCCCAGGGACCAATGAGGTCGCAGGAATGATGGTTGGACCAGAGCTGATCACGACCTGGGAGGTGACCTGGTAGGTCGCGTTCTGGCCAGTGCCCATCAGCGCTCCGGCCGGCACAATGCTGCCATTGATACCGGTGGCCGTCACCGTGCCAGTGGCCATGGTGGCCTGCTTTCGCCCGGTGGTCCCGTCAGCGTTGACCAGCCAGATGTTTCCGTGCCGGTCCAGCCACTCCGTCTCCGCCGTGTCCGGGAGGAGCTGGAGGGCCAGCCAGTCGATGTACTCCAGCGTGAGGAAGCAGAGCGCGCCTTGGTTGTCGCTCATGACCCGCAGCACGCTGTTCGGGATGGTCGCGTCGCTGCCGGGCAGAGAGCCATGGACACTGTCCCTGACCAGGCTCCTGACCTCTCTCAGCGTAGGAGTGTTCCAAGGCATTATGGCATGATCCCTTGCCAGAGCATTTGATACATCAGGTCGATCGCCGCGCGAGGTCCACGATAGATGCGAACGACACAGTCCAGTTGTTGCTTGCTGACCCTCATCGAGAGGATTTGGTAGCGGCTGGCGATCTTTTGATCGACGAATGGCTGGATGGCGTCCCTGATGTAGTTCACCGCCCAGCTCTGGGTGTTGCCGAACTTGGCCTCCGTGGCCTCCAGCGCGCTGCGGCGCAGCAGCCACAACTTCGTTCCAATCGGCCACGCGTTCCAGATCACGTCCCCGTCGAAGTCTCCCCACCAGCCCTCTCTGTCGGTGCTGTCCGGGTCCGGCAGTCGATCATCGACGCCGGCCAGCGCATTGGTGCCTAGCGCGACTACGACCGCGGTGGCCAGCGCCATGCTGTCATCGAGCTCTCCGTCCGGGAGCAGAGCCCAGTCGATCGTCACTGAGTACTTCGGGAACTGGGTGTTCTGGACCGTCCTGATGTCTACGGGGAGTGTGGTCATGGTGTGGCCTCGAGCGCCGCAAGTCTCGCCTCAATGGCATCCAACCTACGGAAGAGTTCATCGACCCATGTGGGTGCCGTGATCGAGGAAGAGGACGGCTCCGCCATCTGCGGCAGTGTGACGCCTGGAGGCAGCGTAACTCCCGGAGGCAGCGGAGGCATCGGCAGCGAGGGGATTGATGGGAGGGTGAAGCCGAGCCCTTGAATGATGCTGTCGACGTAGCCCTTGGTGGTCAGCTGCATCGACGACGTCGGAGGCGCGGCCGTCACCTGCTTCATGAAGTAGCCCATACCACCGGTGAACTTGTCTCCGAAGATTTGGACCAGAGGCCCCCCACCGGCCTGGGTGGCGGCGCCACTGCTCTCAGGAGGCTGAAAGCTGTGCGTGCCGGTCTTGTAGTTGATCGTCTGGTCGTGGACGAGATTGTGCGCGTCCTTGGTCATCTCCAGATATTGCTTGCTGGATTTATCGTATCGCTTCGTCTGTCCCTGCGGTTTACTGGACTGCTGCTGGTCCTGCGGAGGATCAATCAATTGAGTTTTGATCTTTTTATCAGTGCGCCCAGTGACAAAGATGCCATCGTTGTTCATGTGGAGCTGGTGCTGAAGATAATCGAACATCGCGGTATCGCCCTTCTGAAGCTCCTTCAGTCGAAACCGGCGATCGTCCATATTCCCAAACACGGGGAAGCTCCGGTTGCCTCCCATGAATTGAACGAAGGTCTCGGCGCTCTGTTGAATTTTGCCGTCCGAGCCTTTATCCGCATCCCTGACCACACTGGTGAAGCCATAGTTCTGTGGGGCCTCGACCTTTTCCCTGGCCTCGTTGGCCATGAAGTTGCCCTTGCTCTCCTGCATGAGTTGCATGTCGTCCACCTCAGGGACGGTGACCCTGGCTCCTCCGGCCACGTAGGCTCGGAATGAGGAATTGAGTGGTGTTGCCCTATGCATGATCTCAATCCACTGGTTGAATTGGTTGTGTGGCTTGATCGGTGAGTTGATCGGGTATGGATGCGTCCGGGCTCTTGCCCACGTTCATGGGCGCATTGTCCTTCAGCGCCCACGGCTGCTTGAGGTCCAGCTGGGTCTGGGTGCCAGAGTTGTTGTCCTGCGTAAACGTGACCGTCTGTATCTTCATCATCATGTTCAACGGACACATCGGAGAGTAGACGAACACGTTATCTCCAGGCCACCACAAGTTCGTGTCATCCCTGAACCACCCCTGCACGATGATCGTCACATCTATCTGAGGTCCCTCGTGCCACAGCGCCTCGTTCTTGGCCCGGTCCATCACCTCCTGGATGGTCTTGACCGGCTGCTCCGATGGCGTGATCAGCAGGCTGCCCTCGTAGCCGGTCCCACCCCAGCTCGCCTCGAGCTCACTGGCCTGGGTCCCCATCACGCCGTTGCTGCCGGCGGCCGTCTGGGCGATCACCTTGTATTCGTTGAACACCTCTTCCTTGTGGAATACGCACTGACACTTCTTGATGTTCTCGCCCTCGATCAACTGGGTATTGATCACCGGCATGTGGTGGTCGCCGATCGCCAGAAAGTTACCCCAACTGTCCGAGCCCAGGATGATCCCTCGAGGCCTGGCCGTCCGCTCGAGGAAGTCGTGGATGGTCTCACCCGGTTGGTTCTGGAGCTTGTCGAATGGAGTGGCGTTCAAACTTCCAACCGGGATGATCTTGGTGGGATACGGACTGACCACCTTCTCGGCCACCTGCTGCCAGGTCATACCGTCGAAGCTCCCGCTCTTGGTATTGACGCTGCTCCTGGCGATCGGCGCCGTCCAGCTCTTGCCCTGGAGCTCAATCCCATGTTGAGTGGCGTCGTAGGAGACTTGCCTCGTCTCTATGTAGCCTCGCAAGACGTTCACGCCACCCAGATTGATCTGGGTGATGGAGCCAGGCATGAACTGGCTGTAGAAGTGGGATCGATACGTCCCTCCTGGGCCAGTCGGAGTGTCCCGCTCCACGCTGGTGAACCGGAAATACGACCAGCTGTCATGCCAGCGAAGTTGGACAAACACAGTCTCCCAGTCCTGGAAGTCAGTTCCATCGACGATCAGCGTGGCCTGCTCATACGGCACCCTGGAGTTGGGATCACGACTTGGGATCGAATACGCATTGCCGGCCGGCTCTTCCTGGCTCGGCGTGCGATTTGGTGAGACGTATAGTCGCCCTCCGTCACCCATCATCTCTCCCTACTAGGCCGAGAGGGCCTGACCTGTGGTCGGACAGAACGCCGGGTGGACGATCTTGTTCTCTTGCCGTATCTCATCGTATCTGCTCGCGTCTCCATAGAGCCTGTGGGAGATGACCAGGCTGGGCAGAGGCTTGGCAAACTGGTACGACAACATGCTG